TATAGCATTGGCATATCGGCTTGAGGTGTATCAAGCAATGGTAATCCCATGTTTGATCTTGCCTCATTGACTGTACGACCGCCATTTTTTAATTCAATATCTACTTTGCGAGCCTCAGCCTCAGTATCTATCTTGCTTTCAAATAGAATCTTAAACTCTAACTCTCTTGGCATACCAAGATATAGATAAGAAATGTTTGTTAGTTGCTTAGACAGCCAATTAGCAAGAGGGGCAATACCAATGCTCTCACCTGATAAAGTTTCGCCTTGTTGCAATCCACTTGCGCCTAATGAACCTGAGCCACTAAAGCCAATTTCTGAAGGCAAGACACCAAAGTGTCCGCAAATGCTTGTGATCAGGTAGTTATCAAATTCTGACTTGAATTTCTCACCATAACCGTCAAACTGTTGAGGTTTGAATCCAGCAGGAAGTATTCTTGCTCGTTTTCTTTGTGCTGTTTGTCCTGCAAGATCATCATTAAAGATATTCTCATAGGCTCTAAGCAATTCAGGATTATTACCAAAGTTAGCATCTGTTTCAAATAGCAACTCAGGCAATACACCATCAGTATATTCAGCCCGTAGCCATTGCTGACGGCGTAGATAGATGTCTGCAATAGGTAAGGCACGCTCAACAGGTGAGAATCCATATACTGTCCAAGAGCGCCTGTTCTTGATCAGGTAAATTAACTCATCTGCTGTAAATTCACCATCTGCATCTTCACCATCTGTGCTTGCCATAAATTCTGAACGTGGGAAGCCGAACAGAATTTGCTGGTAGGCAGGGTTTGGTGCCGCAGGGCGCATACCACGGTCATCAATTAATGGTTTAATTGTTGAACCATCTAGTATCTGTAATCCGTAAAGATCACCGCTTACTGACTGCTGAGGCCATATAGAAAAGGCATCTAAAACTAGGATTTCTTCAAGTGCTATATTAATCCAGTCATTGAAAGTTAAACCGTTTGACTTATCAGGTTGCTCCCAAAACTGGCGAAGGCGATTAATCTCGTCTGTATATTTTGAACGAGCATCTGCCATTGCTCTTACATGATCTTTACCAGATTCAGATGATATTTTTTCAGAAGCATCTTGGCTCATAACAATATCCCAGTCATAACTGGTAATCTTTGCTTTGATCACTTCAACACATCTTCTTAAGATATCTATTTGATCAGCCGCAGAGCGTAAAGTTGTAAATGGCACCAATCGGGTTGGTGTGATATTGATATTCTGAGCAACTTGGTATTCATAACGGCGTGGGTCAGCACGACCATCTTCACGAACAGGGTTAATAGAGCCCGGAATTAATGGGTTACCTGGTGTAAAAGGAACTGTCGGCCATATTGGATTGCGTGGCAAAGCAACAGATTGACCATACTGCTGGGTATAAATACCAGCACGATTTACCATGTCTTGTTCAGACATAGTTACTGCCCCTGCTGGTAAATTCGGTGCTTTCTGAATTTCAACCGCAAGGGCTCTTGCTATTCTATCTAGCAGACCCACTGGCTTAGCCTCCTTAGCCTTGGACTACTACGCGATATTGATTTAGAGTAGGTGCGACAGAGAATAGCAGAGTAATTGTATTAACGGTAGCATGGTTTACATCACAAATTACTTCAGCGTAAGAACCTGTGCTTTCATAGACAGTTACTTGGACATCTCTAGTGTTTAAGTTGTGAGTGATGGTGTATGAAGTGGCTGAGCCATCTCCAACATTTGCGTTATATTTAGAAACAACGACTGCACTATCAATAGCAACAGTATTAGTTAATACAGAAATACCATTACCTGCACCGACAGCAAGATCAGTTGTTAGATTAAGACCTGAGGTGGTAGCAAGTTTGATTTCAGCCCCACTTGCGCCTGTCTGTAATCCATAACCGCTTCTTGGTGCAAAAGTAAAGTTTGTGCCAGTTAGCAATACACCATTAGATGCTGTGTAAGTTCCTGCACCTGAGAATTGAGCAAAAGTCAATGCTGTGGTGTTTAATGTAATTGGATTATTTGTAGTTAAAACCCAACTTGTGCTTGCTAAAGATGTGCCTTCTTCAACAAAAGTAAACATGCCATCTGTAACTTCAGCAGATGTATTGGCATCTGTTGAGCGTGTTAAGACATAAGGTGTTCCAGCACTACCAACAGTAGTTACTACAAAGATACCGTTATATGGTGCGTTTCCACTTGTCTCATTTTTGACCAAAATACGGTCTGCAACACTTGGGGTAACTCCATCAATAGACAAAGCACCATTAGCATTACCAGTTAATGTGCCACCTGCTGTTGAAGTAAATGTAAAGGCTGATAATGCACCAGTTGTAGCAAGGCGAACTGATGCTTTTACATCTAGTCCTTGTGCTACACCATCTACATAACCTTTATTCGCAGCATCTGTGTCTGCACTTGGTGAGCCTAGACCTGTAAGTTTGAATCCAGCCATAGCCAAATCTTGGGATGGTGTAAAGGCGTGTGTGTGATCTTCTTTAGAAGGTGTAGTTGCTGAACCTGCTGAACCAGCCGCACCGCTAATAGCATTTGGTGTTGCTGTGCCTAAGGCAGGTGTGCCGTGTGTGTGATCAGCCCGAGCGTATGTGGTCGCTGAACCATTACCACTTGAGGCACCATAAGATGTTTGAGCAGTTACTGTGCCAAAGGCGTTAGTTTGTGTCCATGTTGAACCATCTGAGTAATAAAATAAGTATGTGTCTGTTGCATAGTAGATAGTTCCCGCATCAACTGTTCCAGCCGCAGGGCGTGCCGCAAGAAGTCCTGACTGAACAGCATTACCAGCAACTTCCCACCGTGTGCCGTTGTAAATATAAAGTTGGTTATCTACAGTATTGTAGTAAATCTGTCCAGCAAAAGGAGTAGCAGGTGCAGTTGCGAGGTTTTGAATTACCGCGTTCTGTAATTCATTTTTAGTAAGGTCAATGCTGACCAAGAATTTTCTTGCCATGTTTTTTCTCCTAGACTATGTACGCAACACCTGTAAAGGCGCCCGTAAATGTGATTACCATTCGGTTTACTGTTGGATAAGTTATTGAACCCTCGCATTGTGTTCCACCTGAATCTAAAACAACCGCAACAGGATTAAAACCTAGGTTGTGGTTAATTGTCCAAGTAGCACTAGATACTGCTTGTGTGTGAGTATAGGCAACATCACCAGGAGTAAAAGCACCAGCAGGTCCTTGAGGACCAGGGGCAGTTACTCGCACCACAGGTTGAGTTACTTGAACTATTACAACTTCACTCATGTTCTGGTCACCTGTGGGCTCACTTCTACTGTTCCTTGAACAAGTCGGGTTACTACATTTGCTGGTGAAGTAATTTCTAAATCATAGGCATACTTACCATTTGTAATTAATGTGGTTTGTGCGGCTGTTGCACGGACAGCAAGTGTGCCTGTTGCACCAGTAATAGTTATACCATTTCCATTAGTTAAACTCAACACAGCAGTTTTTGCCAATGGTGAAGTTCTAATCTGTAATGCGGCGGTATAACTAGTTATATTTACTGCTGTGCCGTTTGGGTTTTCATAGATAAAAGTAATAAACCAGTCAGCACCTTGATCAATAGTGGTGTTATAAGTTACTGCTCCCACTACTCTCTCCTAACGCTTGATTACAATAAACACAAACTGCTTCTGTTTTCTTATTTGGCATCTTACATGCTGGGCATATAGTAGCCATGCTGGCAAGGACTGCTTGAGCACTTGAGCCATCTTTTAATTCTGTTAATGCCCAGACTAAGGCGTCTAGCCTATCAGGACTTTGTCTGCTTTCTGGTGTCCAAGTAACCATCTGGTCTTCTAACTTGGAAAACATACCAACATGGTGAACTCTGCCTTGCTCATAGAGTGCAGATATTGGCTCAGCCCTTAATTGCTTACCCCTTGAGGCAACAACTTTCTTTACAGGGACTAATCTATCAACTTGCTGGATTGTAGCAATAATCATATCGCCACCATTATTTGTCTCAGCAATAATCTTATCAGCCGACCAATCGTTAAAGGCTTGAACAGCCCTACGACCCCAACCGTCAGGTGTTGCTTTAAGTGTTGCATCTTCAAGCACATAAAAGTGCCCTTCAGATGTTGCACCTGCAACAACTATTCCAGTTTCATCACTATCTTCACCTGAAGTAACTGCTGGGTCAATGGCAACAACTATGCGGTATAGAGGTGGCATGTCTTTGGGTTCAAGGCGTTGGTTTTCAATCCATGCCCTTGTCCAAAGTGCACCTTCCATGTCTTCAAGTAACTCACCTTGAAGTTCCTGCCGACCAAGGCGAGTATTTCCATACCTTGCCTCTAGTTCGGCGAGCGCAGTTTCTGCTAAGTTGTCTCTGTTTTCATAGGTTGAGCCTCTAGTAATTACTGCTGTATCTCTTTTTAATAAATTCTTTAGTAATGGAACAGGTTTAGGCGTTGTGGTTATAACTGTCTGTGGGCGCTCGCCTAAGCGTAATCCAAACTGTAATTGATCATACGCCTCAGGTCTTATCCATGCGGCTAACTCATCACACCATGCCCCATGATGCTGAGGACCTCTGAGGCGGTCAGGCTCTTCAGCCGAGAACAATTTAATTCTTGACCCATTGGTTAAAAGGATTTCACCTATTGAGCGATTCCAGTTAGCAAGTGCCTTGTATCTATTCAGGATATTAATTAAACCCGATTCACCTTCAGCACATGTATCTCGTGCATCAGCAAATGTAGGCGCGACAACAGCCCATCTAGTTCTGTCTTGTGTAATTGCATGGTGAGCAATCCACTCAGCCCCAGTACGAGTTTTACCCCAACCACGACCAGACATAATAAGCCAAGTTAACCAATCTCCTTCGGGTGGTATTTGGTTCTCACGGGCATCTTCAAGCCACAGTAGGCGAGATGCCACCATCCAGTCTGCTGGCGTCAGTTCTATTTCTAGCGACAAGGTGTGCTAACTCTTTAACTCTCTGATCAATTTCACTACCGCCTTCATAGATAGTTACATCATGTTTTACTTTGTTTTCATCAAGACCAAGATACTTTGCTCGCCTATCCATGATCTTGAGAACCATTAATGAGGCTTGCTGTGCCGCATCTGTATCATTTTTATTAAGTGCTCTTGGAAACCAATACTGAGCAAGTCTATCTAATCTTTCTCGCTCTTGCGATCTTACTTCATCAGCAGGTTCTTGAAGTGTTCGCTTTAATGCTCTTTCGTAGGCATTGTATGCGGCACCTTT